CGGCCGCGCTGTCGGACGTCCCGCCGCGGGCCCCTGACCAACTCGACGAGGACCTCGACAGGGCGCTCGACGCGGGTCGTACTGGCGGACTGCTCGCCCTCTCGTGCTCTCTCGTGCTCTTGATGGTCAACTTGCTGAAGAGGCCCGCCGCCGCCGAGCTGCTGTGGAGCCGGTTGCCGCCGTCGTGGAGGCCCGTGGTACCAGTCGTGCTCGGCGCCGCTGTGAGCCTGGCAGCCGGCCTGCTAGGCGTGACTACGTGGGAAGAGGCAGCCGCGGTCGCGCTCGTGAGTGGGTTCGCGTCCACGGGCCTGTACGAGGTCGGTAAGTACCGCCCTGTCCCGGAGGCCGAGTCTGAACTGGCGTAGCCGCCCGGCGTCCCGTGCTATACTGAGCGCGTGTCCTTGAAAGAAGCCCTCGCTCAGGTCCCCACAGCTTGGAAAGTGGTCTCAGTCGTGGCGGCGATACTGGTCGCGGGAGCCGCGGGGTCCACGTGCTCGTTCGACCGCCGCTACGTCCCGCGCTCAGAGTGGGCGACCTTCGAGCGGGCCCACGCAGCGCAGGAGGCTGAGCGCGAGGCACGCGTGCAGGCAGTAGTGAATGAGCTGGCCTCAGCCCGCGGCGTGCTGCAGGCCGCGCAGAAAGACCTAGACAGGATGTACGACAGGGTCCACGGTCGTCTCGACAAATTGAAGGGTAGCTTCCAAGAAATGGAGACCGAGTGAACTATCTAGTCAGTCTCTCTGCCGCAGTCTCGCTGCTGGCGTGCCAGTCAGGACCCAGTGCGGTCCTGCCCGAGTCCCCAGAACCGCGGCTCGACCGTGCCGTTCCAGTCGCTGACGCCGGGACTCAAGAACCGGAGCGAGCTGACTCTGACGAGCTGCGCGGTCCAGTGACGAGGGCGCTAGAACAGTGTCGCGCGGACGCGGCTGCCGCTGTCAGGCGTCGTCCAGCACAGCGCGCCGCGGTGCCAGCACCCCAGGCATGCCCGTCAGACATGAAGTGCATGCCGCGCGCCAAGTTCGACGCGCTCGTGTCCAACTACTGCGAGCTGGAGCGCGAGTTGGGGCGCGACACCCCAGACTTCTGCGGCGGCGGCGCAGGTAGCGGCCCCGCGCGCTGACGCGCTACGCTCTCTGAGTGTTAGACGAGCGCGCGAAGTCGAAGCTACTGGCCGCGGCCGCGGACAGCCCGTCACTCGCCGCCGCGTGCCGCCGCTGCGGCGTGCCGAGGAGCGCCGCAGCGGCGGCGATGCGGGACGACGCCGAGTTCGGGCGGAGCGTCGAGGACGCGCTGGCGCGCGCCGTCGGGCTCGCCGAAGAGACGCTGTTCGAGCGGGCGGTCGAGGGCTGGGAAGAGCCCGTGTTCTACCGCGGCGAGCGCGTGCCCCTGCGCGACCCTGAGACTGGCGCCGTGCTGCGCGACCACGAGACTGGCGAGCCGCGGTACCACACCACGAGACAGGTCGACAACTCGCTCCTGCAGGTGTACCTGCGCGCCGCCGAGCCCGACAGGTACGGCACGGCGAGGCCGGGCCCGGCAGAGTCGCCGGCGCAGCCCCAGGGACCTCAGCTCGAGTTCGGGGCCCTGACGGACGGGGAGTTGGCCGAGCTGGAGCGCCTACTCGCGAAGGCAACTCCGAAGTGATGACGCGCGACCAGGCGCTCCGGGCCGCGGAGCGCCTCAGGGCCGAGCGCTGTCGCAGGAGCCTGCTAGAGTTCTGGGCCACAATGTGGTCCGTGCTCGAGCCGGGGCGCGAGTTCAAGCGCGGCTGGGTGCTCGGTGCCATGTGCGAGGTCATGGAAGCCGTGCACCTCGGGCAGCTGCGCGACGTGATAATGAACGTCCCGCCGGGTATGGGAAAGTCGCACTTGCTCGCGGCCTTCACTGCTTGGGAATGGGGCCCGCGCGGCATGCCGCACCTGCGCTACGTGACTGTCAGCTACGCGCACAACCTCACGCGTCGCGACAACCGCCGCGTGCGCTCTATAGTGAGAAGCGACGCGTACCAGGCCGCGTGGGGCTCTGGGGCGCTAGAAGACGGTTCGCGCCGCGCGCCCGACGCGGTTGCCGCGGACCCCCGCCCGCCCGCCTGCCTACTGACGCGCGGCCAGCAGAGCGTGGACCTAGTGGCCACGACCGGCACTGGCTTCAGACTGGCGTCGTCCATAGGTGGTCAAGTCATGGGCGAGCGCGGCGACCGGACGTTCCTCGACGACCCGAACCGCACTGACCGCACGGACAGCCTGGCCGAGCTCAACGCGGCCCTGCAGTTCGTCACGGAGACCCTGCCGACGAGGCAGAACGACGCGGACAAGTCGGTCGAGGTACTCATACAGCAGCGCACGCACGTGCTCGACGTCACCGGGCACAAGCTGCGCCACGGCCTCTACGACGTGCACCTGTGCCTCCCCATGGAGTACGACCCAGCCCGGGCGTGCTCCGTGCCGTCGATAGGCTTCAGTGACCCCCGGCGCGAGCCCGGCGAGTTGCTGTTCCCAGAGCGCTTCCCGCAGCGCGAGGTCGAGAAGCTGAAGACGACGCTGCGCTCGTGGGGCGGTAACTTCGCGGTGTCCGGCCAGTTCGAGCAGCGCCCAGTACCGCGCGGCGGAGGCATGCTCAAGAGGAGCTGGTTCAAGGTCGCGGACTCGTGGGAGATACCGCAGGGCGGCCGCGCCGTGCGCGGCTGGGACTTGGCCGCGAGCGACGCGCCGGGCTCCGCGTACACTGCCGGGGTCAGGCTGCGGCGCCACCCGTCTGGGCTGATAGTCGTGGAGAGCGCGCTGCAGAGACAGTTAACGCCGGGCCTGCGCGAGGCGTGGATGCGCGAGGTGGCGCTCGGGGACGGCCCGGGCGTGCAGCAGGACTACCCTCAGGACCCTGGCCAGGCTGGCAAGACGCAGAAGGCAGCCCTCGCCAGCGGCGCGTTCGAGGGGATGGACGCGCGCTCCGACGTGGAGTCTGGGAGCAAGGCCTCGCGCCTGCTGCCGTTCGCCGTGCAGGCCGAGAACGGCAACGTCGTCCTCGTCAGAGCTGACTGGAACGAGGACTTCTTGTCGCAGGCCGAGAACTTCTTGAAGGGCGCGCGCTCTGACATCATGGACGGGACGTCGCGCGCCTACGCGAATTTGTTGAGGAACGCGCCACCGCCGCCGCCCGCGGGTCCCGAGCTGGTGACCACTGAGGCCTCGGCGCGCTAGGATACGAGTCATGGGAATCATGGCCTCATTGCGCAAGGTGTTCTCGGGCGGGGACGCCGTCGCGGTCGGGCACCCCGGCAGCGGCGACTACGCGTCGATGGAGTACTATAGCAGGGACGACGCGCCGTGGAGGCCGGGTCTCTCCACCTACAGGCGCCTCGTGCACGACGTCACGGTCGTCGCCACGGGCGTGAGGGCCTTCTTGGACCTAGCGGCCGCGGCACACTGGGAATTCGCGGCGGCGGAGGCAGACCCTGACGGCAAGTACGCGGAGCTGGCGCAGCAGGCTCTGACGAGCGACCCGGCGACGTCGTGGGCGTACGTCGTCAAGCGCGCCGTCATGTACCGGTTCTACGGGTTCTCGCTGCAAGAGTGGACCGCGCGGCGGCGCGAGGACGGCGTGGTGACGTTCGCGGACGTGGCCCCGCGCCCACAGGAGACCGTGTCGCGGTGGGAGACGCGCGCTGACGGGTACTTGGTGGGCGCGTGGCAGCAAGTGCCGCGCGGCGAGGTCCTCATACCGAGGGAGCGCCTACTGTACTTGGCCGACGCGACCTTGACGTCGCACCCGGCTGGCACCGGACTGCTGAGGCACGCAGTGCGCGAGGCAGAGCGCCTCGACAAGTACAAGCGCCTGGAAGCGCACGGGTTCGAGGCGGACCTCCGCGGTGTCCCAGTCGCGCGCGCCCCGCTGACCCTACTCCGCGAGGCAGAGACGGCTGGCAGCCTGACTCCAGAAGAACGCGCCGCGGCCCTGCGGCCCGTGCGAGAATTCTTGAAGCACAGCCTGCGCGGTCCGCGCCTCGGCGTGCTCCTCGACTCTGCCACGTACGCGTCCAGGGACGATGCTGCCAAGCCATCTAGCGTCCCGCACTGGAACCTGGACGTCGTGCGCGGCGGGTCGTCGTCTCAGCCCGAGGTAGCCGCCGCGGTGCGGCGCTCGACGCTCGAACTGGCGCAGCTGCTCGGCATCGAGCAGTTCTTGCTGGGCGACAAGTCTGGAGGGTCGTTCGCCCTCTCAGCTGACAAGTCCGCGGCTCTCCACCTTCAGGTGAACTCAGTCTTGAGGGAAGTGGCAGACGCGGTGAGCGGCGACCTCGTGTGGCGACTTTGGCAGCTCAACGGCTGGCCGGAGGCCGCGATGCCCGTCGTCGCCGTGGAGCAGGTCAAGCACCGAGACGTCTCCGTCGTGGCCAAGGCACTGAAGGACCTCGCTGCCGCCAAACTCGCCCCAGACGACCGCGCCGTCCGCGACGTACGCAGCCTCCTCGGCGTGTCGCCACCGCCAGCGTTCGACACGAGCGCCGCTGTCGGCAGCCTGACCCGCGCGGAGGGGTCAGAGTCCGGGCCGTCCGACGAGACTCGCCAGCGCTAGGCGCTCCGCTCTCGGCGCGCGCGGTATAGTCGTATCTCAACCAAGGAGGACACGACGTGCTCATACCACTGGCGACGCTGCTCGAGTCGCCCAATTTTTCTGAGGCCGCGGCGCCGCCAGTAGAAGTCCGCCGCCGCGTGACAGCGCGGCGCGGCGGCGCCGCACTCGACCTGGACGTGGCCGCGCCGCCCTCGTGGAGCGACCGGGCCGTGTCGGTAGTCGCCAGCAAGTACTTCGCCCCAGGCGAGGCGTCCGTAGGCCAGATGGTCGACCGCGTGCTCGACGCTGTGCGCGACTTCGCGGTCGGCTCCAACCGGCTGTCGGGCGCCGAGGCCGGCGTGCTGGTGAGAGACGCGCGGGCCCTGGTGATGGACCAGGCTCTCGCGTTCAACTCGCCCGTGTGGTTCAACGTCGGCCGCGTCGAGAAGCCGCAGGCCAGCGCGTGCTTCATCAACAAGGTCGACGACTCGATGGAGAGCATCCTCGATTGGATACGTACTGAGGGTACGCTGTTCAAGCAGGGCTCGGGTTCTGGCGTCTCGCTCAGCGCGCTCAGGCCAGCCGGCGCGCCGCTCAGCGGTGGCGGGAGCGCGAGTGGCCCCGTCTCGTTCGCGCGGGCCGCCGACGCGGTGGCTGGGTCGGTCAAGTCGGGCGGCCGGACGCGCCGCGCCGCGAAGATGGTCGTACTCGACGCGTGGCACCCCGACGCTCTCGAGTTCGTCCGCTGCAAGGCCGAGGCCGAGAAGCGCGCGAGGGCACTCGCTGCTGCTGGCTTCTCGGCACACTTCGACGACCCCGACGGGGCGTACGCGTCCGTCGGGTTCCAGAACGCGAACCACTCACTCCGCGTCAGCGACGAGTTCATGGCGCGCGCGGTCTGCCTGCCCGACTCGGACGAGGGCCGACTGCTCCGCGCCGCCGCAGAGGCGGCGTGGGAGTGCGGCGACCCCGGCCTGCAGTTCGACGGCCAGATACAGCGCGAGCACACGTGCCCGGGGTCCGGGCGCATCGCGGCCTCCAACCCGTGCAGCGAGTTCTTCTTCCTCGACGAGACCGCGTGCAACCTCGCGTCGCTCAATCTCGCCAAGTTCATCGGCCCAGACGGCCCCGACTACCGCGCGCTCAGCGTCGCCTCGCAGCTCGCGCTCGTAGTCATGGAGCTGCTCGTCGACATGGCTGGCTACCCGACGGAGCGCATCGCGCGGATGAGCGCGGCGTACCGCCCGCTCGGGCTCGGCTACTCGAACCTCGGCGGGTACCTCGTGGCGCTCGGCCTGCCGTACGGCGGCGGCGCCGGTCGGGCAGAGGCGGCGCGCGTCACCGCGCTCGTCACGGCTGCCGCGTGGTACACGTCGGCGGGCATGGCGCAGAGGTGGGGAGTATTTCCCGGCGCGCTCGACATAAAATACCCAGAAGAAGACGTCGCGGCACTCGCGAACCACGTGCGCGAGTTGGCAGACAGGACTCTGAGGCTGCCGCAGTCTGACCGCTGGGAAGACCTCGTAGCGAGTAACATGGCCACAGCGAGGGACGCGGTGCTCGAGCGCGGGGCGCGGAACGCTCAGGTGACGGTACTCGCGCCCGCCGGCACGATATCGCTCATGATGGACTGCGAGACGACGGGCGTGGAACCCATGTTCGCCCCGCGGGTAGAGAAGTCGTTCGTGGGCGGCGGCACGGCGGACGTCGGGACCCGCGGGTCGCCGTGCGAGCTGCTCGGCCTGCGGTGCCTCGGCGCTTCGGACCCGTCCGAGCGCCCCGACGTCTTCGCGTACGCGGCCGGCCCGTCGCCGCTGCCGCCCGAGGCGCACGTGCTCATGGTCGCGGCCGTGCAGGGCTTCTTGTCGGGGGGAGTATCCAAGACAGTCAACATGCCCGCCTCGGCGACCGCCGAGGACGTCGCGGCCGTGTTTGAGCTGGCCTGGAGAGAGAAGTGCAAGGCCGTGGCGGTCTACCGCGACGGCAGCAAGGGCTCGCAGCCGCTCACGGTCGCTGGCGCGGCCGCGGGGCGGACCGAGAGCCAGCGCGCCAGGCTGCCGGAGACCCGCGGGGCCTTCGTGCACAAGTTCTCGGTGGGCGGCACCGAGGGCTACCTTACCGTCGGGCTCTACGACGACGGCTCGCCGGGCGAGGTGTTCTTGAACTTGGCCAAGGCCGGCTCGACGGTCAGCGGGTTCGCCGACTGCATGGCAATGATGATGAGTATCGCGCTGCAGCGCGGGGCCCCGCTCGAGGAGCTCGTCGACAAGTTGCGCGGCGTGACGTTCGCCCCGTACGGCGTCACGGGAGACTCGGACCCGTCGAGGCGGCTGGCGTCGAGCGTGCCCGACTACGTGGCCCGGTGGCTCCGGGCCAAGTTCCTCGAGGGCGCCGCAGAGACCGGGGCCGCGGACGGCCGCGCCTGCGGTAACTGCGGCAGCGGTGACGTGGTACAGAGCGGGTCCTGCTGGCTGTGCGTGACGTGCGGCGACACGACGGGCTGCGGGTAGCGCAGGCGCCCGCGCTCTCCGGCGCGCGCTACGATAAGTAGCGAATGTCACTGGCATACGTCACGGTCGGCGGCTCGCTCTACCTCGTGTACTGCACGGTCGCCGAGGCGGACGGGCTGCTGGCCGTTGACTCGCGCCGCGCCGCGGCGTGGGCCGCTGCGAGCGCGGACGCCAAGGGCGCGCGCCTCGCTGAGGCGACGCGGCTGCTCGACGAGTTGCCGTGGGCCGGTACCGCGGTGTCGCCGCCGCAGCGCTTCCCGCGGGCAGGCCTACTAGACCGCGACGGCTCGCCGCTGCCAGACGACGAGGTGCCGCCGGACGTGGAGCTGGCGTGTGCCCAGCTCGCCGCCGACTTCTTGGCGGCGCCGGGCGGGGTACTCGTGCCCGGTCGCAACGTGAAGAGAGTGAAGGCCGGTCCCGTAGAGACCGAGTTCTTCTCGCCTACGGAGGCCGAGCGCGTCCCGTCAGAGGCGCTCGTCTTACTTGGCTACCTACTCGTGAGCGACGCTGGCGACGTCGCGGGGCCCGTAGTCCCTGCCGGGGCCGAGGCGTACGTCACTACTTGGTGGACATGTAGGTGAGCAACGGCCTCGAACTGTTCGGACTCGACGTGGCGGGCCTAGTGTACGACGCCTTGAAGGGACAACTCCGGCCCGGCGTCCTGAGCCGGGACGCGTCCGGGGCGAGGGACCCGAATAACTTGGCGGCTGGGCGTGCCAAGGCGGCTCCAGTGACTTACGAGTTTGAGGGCGCCAAGATGCAAGAACTGGTGACCGAGAAGGTGAGTTGGGACCTGCGGAACGTGGTAGCCGACGGGCTGCACCGCGTTATCATACTGTCGCGGAGCGTCGACACGGTGCCGGTACTGGGCGACGTGCTAGAACTGGACGGCGAGACCTTCGTCGTGGAGAAGGTCGACACGGACCCAGCGAGAGCGACCTTTACCTGCACGGTGCGGGACTGAGCGCGGGCGCAGGGTTAGCCACGCCGGGTCCCGCGCTATGGTACGTACAGGTGCGAGCGAGAGTCTTAAAGATACTCAAGTCTACCGACGGCCAGCGCGGCCTCGTGTTCGGCCACGCCATCGTGTGCAAGATAGGTGGCGAGCCGTACGTAGACACGCAGGACCACCACATACCTGAAGACGTCATGCTCGACGCGGCTGCTGAGTTCGCCGCGGGCGACCGGGCCATGAAAGTCATGCACGACGGCGAGGTCGTCGGCGAGGTCCTATTCATGTGGCCCCACACAACTGACGTGGCAGAGGCGTTCGGGCTCTCGGCGGACGTCACTGGACTCATGGTCGGCGTCAAGCCGTCGAGCCCCGAAGTACTCGAGAAGTTTCACAGTGGAGAACTCAGCGGCTTCTCCATAGCGGGAGACGGCTGGATATGAAAGTCATACAGAAGCTCAAACTCGACGAGATGTCCGGCGTCGACGTCCCCGCGCAGACTCTTGCCCAGGTCAGGCTGTTCAAGAAGGCGGCGGAGCAGGCCGAGAAGGTGGACGTAGAGAAGGCGTCGAGCGCCACGGCCGTGGCCCTCACCAACGCGGTGAACGGGCACTCGCACCTCGTATACCTGTCGTTCGGCTCGTCCATCGAGCTGGCCGGGACCTCGTCCTGGGCCAACACGGCCGACTACGCCGGGCACTCGCACCCGTGGGTACGCCAGGGCGACCGCGTCGTCGTAGGCGAGGCCGACGGCCACACTCACGAACTCTTCGCGGCCGCGGACGCGGCAGAAGTGGAAATTCCCGACATGACCCTACAGAAGCGCGTCGCCCAGCTGCTCGCGAAGTCCGCCAGTCCGACGGAGACCCCGGCGGAGACCCCGGCGGAGACCCCGGCGGAGACCCCGGCGGAGACCCCGGCGGAGACCCCGGCGGAGACTCCGGCCTCAGCGTACGTGTGCAAGAGCACGGGCGCCGAGGTGCGCGACCCCGCCGCAGTGGCCCTGGCCAAGCGCCTCGACGAGGCGACCGAGCGGGCCGAGCGGGCCGAGACTTCAGCCGCGGCGGAACGCCTGCGCAAGCGGGCCGACGACGAGCTGCCCCACGTCCCGGGGACCGTCGACCACCGCGCCGCGCTGCTCAACGCCGTCGACGAGGCGCCGGAGGCCCTGAGGGAGGGCATGCTCGCGGTCCTCAAGGCCGCGGACGCCGCGTGCGCGCAGAACTACCAGACCGTCGGGTCCTCCGCCGCCGTGGCCTCCGCCGAGGACGCCACGGCAGAAGTCGCGCTGCGGAAGCGCGCGGAAGACCGGGCGAGCAAGGACGGCACCGACTTTCACGCCGCTTACGCGGCAGAACTGCGGACCCCCGAGGGCGCCGCGCTGTACGAGCGGGCCCAGGCAGAGCGCCGGGGCTGAGGACGATAGATGCCCAACTACAATTCTGTCAAAGAAATTTCGGCCGTCGCGGGCGAGGACCTCACCGACAAGGTCGGGTACTTCGTCGAGTTCGACAGCGCGGCCGAGCTCGTCGTCGCCACGACGGCGCAGGCGGCCGCGGCCGGCGTGCTCACCCTGGAGGGCCTAGAGGACCGCACCGTGAAGTACGCCGTGCCCGACGGCGGTCACGTGCCAGTCATGGCCGGCGAGGCCATCGCCGTCGGTGACAAAATCGCGGTCGGTGCGGACGGGCGAGCAGTGGCGCTCGCTGCCGGCGGCGTCGGCCGCGGGGTGGCCCTCGAGGCCTCGACAGCCGCGGACCAGCTCATCAAAGTCGCGCACTACTTCTCGGGCATCGGCGCGGAATAACCCTCAAACAGCAGCGAGAGACGAACGACCATGAAAGTCAAAAAGTCCGCGACCACGGGACTCTACGCGCCCGGCGATGTCCACTTCAACCAGCCCCTCACGTCCGTCGCTGTGAACTACGTCGCCGGCACGGACCGGGAGCCGGGCTTCGTCTCGGACCGCGTCTTCCCAGCGGTGCCCGTGGCCAAGCAGAGCGACCTGTACTACGTGCTCGACGACACTCACGTCGGTGACAACGCGGAGCCGAGGGCGCCGGGCACCGAGAGCGCCGGCGGGAGCCTGGCCCTGAGCAAGGAGCCGTACTACGCTCCAGTCTGGGCCTGGCACGTCGACCTGCCGGACCAGCTCAGGGCCAACGTCGACAGCGAGCTCGCGCTCGACAGCACCGCGACCCGCACCGTCATGCGTACCATGATGCTCAGCCGCGAGGTATCGTGGGCCCGCTCGTTCTTCAACAAGTCCGCGTGGGACTACAGCGTCGACGGCGCCAGCGCAGCGACGGCCCCCGGCGACTTCGACCCGACCGACGACGCCAACAACGCGAAGCTCTTCTGGGACGACCCCGCGAGCACGCCCATCGAGGACGTGCGCCAGGCCCAGCGATACGTCATCCGCGGCGCGGGCGGGGCGTTCAAGCCTAACGTGCTGGTCACCACCAGGCCAGTGTTCGACGCGCTCCTCGACCACCCAGACGTCGTCGCCCGCCTCGACCGCGGCCAGACGCCGGGCGGGCCGGCGATGGCCAACGAGGCGGCCCTCGCGGCCCTCTTCGGGCTCCGCGAAGTCCTGGTCATGGACGCCGTCTACCGCGCGCAGCAGGAGGGCCCGAACCAGTTCGTGCAGGAGAACGGCGCTCTCCTCGCGTACGCCGCGGCGGCGCCGAGTCTCCTCGACGCGTCGGCCGGGTACACGTTCCAGTGGACCGGGTACTCTGGCTCCGAGAACCAGGGCATCCGCGTCCGCAAGTTCCGCATGGAACAACTGGAGAGCGACCGCGTCGAGGGCGGCGCGGCCTTCGCTCACAAAGTCGGGTCCAAGCGGCTCGGCTTCTACTTCAACGACATCGTCGAGAACGCCGGATGAGCAAGTCCCGGCATTGGAAGCAGCGGCGCCCGTCTCCCACAGAGACGGGCCCGTGGAAGTGGCGGCGGCCGTCGAAGTACGCGGGCCGCCACTACGAGGCTGGCGAGCCGGTGCCCACTGGCCTGCCGCTCGCCAAACTGCGGTCTCTGTGGGACGCGCGCCTCATAGAGGCCGCGGACTTCGAGGCCCCGAACGTCTTGACTGGTGCGCGCGCCTCGGACCTCTCCAGAGCCGGAGCGAGCGCCTCGGACCTCTCCAGAGCCGGAGCGAGCGCCCAGGACTTCGAGGCAGAGGCGCTCTCCAGAGCCGGAGCGAGCGCCCAGGACTTCGAGGCAGAGGCGCTCTCCAGAGCTGGAGCGAGCGCCCAGGACTTCGAGGTCGAGGTCGAGGACCTCGCCTTGACTTGGCCGCGTGACGAGCCGCCGCGTGACGAGCCGCCGCGTGACGAGCCGCCGCGTGACGAGCCGCCGCGTGACGAGCCGCCGCGTGACGAGCCGCCGCGTGACGAGCCGCCGCGTGACG